AAGTTAGCTGTTGGTGCTAATCCTGGTTGTATTGTCACTCGTTCTAAAACAGTATTCGAAGAACCAATAGCTGTATCAAATCCGTCGATAAAGAAATTGACATTTGCCAACTTAATTAGTTTTTTGGTTTTTGTTGGACCAAAGAAGTAACACTTCATAGTAAAATCTAAAGTCCAGATTAATGCGCGCCGAGTTTCAAAATCACCGTCGTATGTGTCGTCTGAAGAAACAGAAACTAATACAAGAGGAATATCTAACTTAATATCCATGTCGTCTATTAGCTGAACGGTATTAGTCCATTCTGGAGTAAAGAATGGAAGGATCTGCTCAAGTATTTGAGTACCATCCTCCGCGTTCTTTACCATGATGCTTAATTGAAAGTTTACGTCGTATGGAACTGGCGCGTACATAATTGTACGGTTGTTTCCATTAGTTCCAGCTGCAGTAAACTTCTTAATTGTGCTTAATTTGCGCTCACCAGCATACGTCATGGAAGTCATTTCGAAACCCATACGTGGTAAAGAAACCGCATCTGGCTTTCTTAGATTAGGATCTGTTTCAATACGCGCTAATAGCTTATCGCGTGGTGAGTACGAGATAGGAACTTTGATTCGCTTGTCAACTACGCCAGCGGTTGTCTTTCTTGAGACAACGATGTTGTTAAACATCGTTCCAAACACAACGATGTATCTGCGTAAATGCTCGTGGTAAAACTCGTGACCAAACATTAGTAATCATTTCCTTCTGAGAATGGATCCATCTCGCTAAAGTCCAGAATTCCTGACTGTCCGTCTGTTTCAAATTCTTCGTTCTGTGCTTGAATATCTGTTAGTGTTACTGATGATGCAATCGCTGTATTGATATCAACATCGAGTTCAGCATAAACTTGATCGATATCTGGAATACCAGTATCAAATGTTTCGTTGTTGTATTCAAATAATTCGCAAGTCATATCGAATGTTTGTAGCGAACCAAGCTGATAGAATATAGCTTCGTGCTCAACAAACTTAATCGTATACATCTTACGAGTTAGTGGGAACCAGATTAGGTCGCCCTCTAATGGGCGCACCATGTTCGATTCTTGTGTAAGAATTTCGCTGGCAAAACTACGACGAGAAACAGTAAATGTAATTCGATCGCGGATCTCAAGACCGAACTTCGACATAAAGTCGCCCTCGCCCTCGAAGCCATCAACGTTCTTAATATACATCTCAACAGGATGAGCTGTATTAAAAGTCACCAATTCTTCTTCGCGGAATACTGTATCTCTAGCGACAGTTCTCTTTGGTAGATAATACAAATCGATACCATAGATCTTAATTGATTCCACAACTAGGTCCTCGATAAGACCTTGCTCCATCGAGTTTCCGAAGTTGTTAAAGAAAAAATTGGTTGCCATTAGCCAATCATATCCATATTTGGAAGCGAATAGCTGTTTAGCATTTCTTCTTCCATCTTGGCAAGTTCGGCTGCAGCATCGTCTAGAATTTTCTCACCGTTAAACTGCACGCCACCAGGAAGGTTTAGACCAGTAAACTTGGTTAGGTTTGAACCCCACTGATATTTAATTTTTGCGGTGCAGTAATTCTGCAACCAGCGATCACCCCAAGCATCAGTCCATACATCTGGATCAACTACTTCGTATGCTTCTACGATGATATAATTTCCAATACTTACTTTTTCCCAATCCATATCAACGTGCAAACGATCGCGATGGCGTTCGTAGCGAATAGGTTGTTTACCGACCAATAATTCTTCTAGGAACTGAATATGTTGCATAGCCATGAAGTACGGAACCATGGACTGCGAGGTTAAAGTATACAGATCGTTAAGGGCAATCTGATAACGAATATTAAAAAGGTTGTTCGTATTTACTGCATCGCCGATATCAAAAATATTGATCGCGCCGATGATATTCTCGGGCATCGTAATGTATTTGTTATCTATATCAGTTTGTGTTACGATATGCTTGTAGTAAGTTCTGTGTGAACCATCAAAGTGGTAATCCCAAAAATAGCGAATTGATTCATCAATACGATCTTCGACTTGGTCGTCGTCAACGTTAATTTCAATAACTGGCTTGCCTAGCTTACGAAGGCAATATTCTTTGAATTGAGCTCTAGTTGCTGGAACAGCCATTGTGGTTCTCCGTGTTATCCGAGGATATTATCTCGAATATCCTTTATCCAGTATTTAGTAGCTTCGCCATTTTGTTTTATTCTATTATAAGTCGAAGCTGGTAGATAGTCCTCGACTTGTTCTGCATAGTCTAGATAAACGTCAAATAGATACCCAAAAGTTTCCTCTGGGTACAAATCTTCATATTTCTTAATAACTGGCATCCAAAAGTTTACAATAGAAGACTTACTAGCCCTAGTGCCATGCATTACTGTTTCGCGCGCAGAGATCGCTGTCCCAATCAACGCGTCGTGTTTCATATTGTATTCTCTTGGCAATTTTACAAACTTTTTGTTAGAAATGGCTTCTTGAATTAACCTGCCGTCGGAAACGGTAATTTCTTCAAACAGATCCATGTTTAGAGCAAACACGTTTGCATCATAACTTAAATCTTCTTTAGACAACCCGATCATATGGTACATGTTAAGTCGTTTGTTATCGCCATACACACGCGGTTTGCTAATAGCCAATCGATTAGAATCCATCAATTCTGTTAATGATTTGCTAAAAGGATCTTTTAGAATTAACAAACCAGCGCCAACGACCACGTGTAGTCCTTTACTTTCTAACGCCATAAGTGTCTCAACGGTAGAACTTACGGAGTTTGCTGGATCCCAATCGTCTACGACAAACACCTCAGTTCCACAGAACTGAGTAATTGTTCTATCATAATTTTTGAATACTTCAAATTCTGCATTCTTATGAACATTGTCTTCGTACATTTTATGGTACTTGTCAACTTGTGATTTTGGCACGATAACGATGAGTTTATCATGCGAAGAGTTTTTCAATGCCGATTTAATTGTAAGAAACGACCCGTGGTGAGTTGCTATAATAACTAAAGTTTTCATTCTTTGTGTTTATACTTTTCTTTCATGTGAGTAAAATACGTATCAACACGCTCCTGATAATTGTCGTGATATACGCAAACAAAACCTGATTCTGGATGAGAGAACAGAGCAGCCAGTTTATTGTATAGAGTATCCTTAACACCACAACGATCTAGCGCATTGTACACATTCTCAAAAGTTCCGCGACCTTTGCGTTCTTTTAGATCGATGAGTCCAAGTTTCTTTCCTAAAATAGTAGCTGATAATCCAGTTTCAGAACTCATACAGAAATATGCTTTGTCGCATTTCTTTAAAAGCGGATACAAAGCCACATCGTTATTAACGCACTTATCACCCCAGCGTTTAGCAAGCATAGTCTGCCAAACCTTAGCAGTGATTGGATGTAGCTTAACATACGCGCCATCTTTAACAAGCTGGTCAATCTTTTCCATATCACACCAACCACCCTCTTTGGTTAGTAGATTGGTTCCTGGAAGAATTACAAGTTCTTTTACAGGTAAGTCGCTTTCTTCGTCGAGCAGATATTTGTCAGTTAGATTGGCTTTTATTTTATTAAGAACAGCCAAGCCTTCTTCGGTTGGTCCTTTCTTAATCTGTTCAATCAAATTCTGAACTGCTATTGTTGAATTACATGGTGAAAGCATTACGACTTTAGTCAGCAAATCTGTGTACTTGTAGCCATGAATACGATCTTTTGGTGATTCGTATGAAATGTCGTATTCAACCTTTACACCATTTACGCTCTTAGGAATTAGATTAGAGATGTTTGCTAGGTCGTCATTTTCGTCAGAACGAAGCGCATTTCCAGTTTTCATAAAATGTGTAACTGAGTCGCCGAGCCATTCGTTCGACGACATGTACATAAACGATTTCTTTTTGGGTTTTGGTTTTGTTTCTTCCATCACAAAATTCCTTGATTATTTTTCTAAATCTTTCACTCGTTTTTTCAATGATTTAATTTCTTTTTCAACATCAATCATTTTTTGTAAAACCACTTCTACGAAAGATTCAAGTTTGCGGTTTACCATCTCGACGTTCACTGGAGCGCCATTTTCATCAGTTTGTATATTCATAATAATCTCCTTTCATGTTATATTTATTACGTGCTTCTAGAGGTATCGAAGCTGGTTGTTGTATCATAAGCAGTTGTTGTAGATCTAGATGTGCCTCTACTTGTTTCTTCAGAAATTGATTGCTTACCATCCAAGAATGTTGTAAGATAAAATGTGCTATAAGCAGTCGTAGTAGATCTAGACGTATTTGTACCGCGCGAAGTTTGGTAAACAGTAGTGACTGATACTGTATTAGACCCTCCATAAAAATTTGAAAGTCTAATAATTCCTGACGTAGGAATGTTAGCGTTAGCTGCCGTATTTGGCACCAATCCACCACCACGGTAATACTCACTCAAGCTGATCGGATTAGATCCTCCGAATTCAGTTTGAATTTGAGCAAGAGTGATTGTGCCTGATAACTGTAATGGCATTATTATCTCTGTAATTGAGCTTGCGCTTGTTCCATTATCTTACGAAGAATAGGATCTACAACGCGATGTGGGAGTTCTTGTAAACCGCCCATAATAACATTGAGTTCATTTACATTCACTTCAATGGTCACGTTTGGAATTTGTTGTTGCTGTTGATTTTCAACCAATTTGGAGTCGAGTTCGGGGTTAGTCATAATGTTTTCCTTAACTATGTATTAATAATATTAAACGCTAGGGTTAGCTGGCTCTTCTGTTGTTACTAGTTCTGCCCAAGGCATGTTTTCTACAGAAATATCAACGATTGGAACAATTACCGCGTTAATTTGCTTTTGAATCTGTTCGTCGATATGTGCTTTATATCCAGGATTGTTATTGACAACATCTTGGATCCAACCGATAACTTGCGCTTCGGTTAGGGTTTCATAACTAGTAAAGTTTTCTGGATCGACTTGATCAGGTTCAAATGGAGTTGCTCCGTTAAATGCTCCTGAGTTGCCATTTGCGTCTGTGCCTTTGCATTCCCAGTAAGTTTGAACAATGATATCATCCAGTTCAACTGAAGGATCATTGCGCTTCTTTAAGCCTGTAATTTTCCATGTATATGTAAGTGACATTTGTATCTCCTAATTTGTTTACTAATTATTTAGTTAGTAATTTATCGACTAGATTTGTTAATTTATCGATCTGAGCTTGTTGTTCTTTAATTGCTTCAATTAACAATCCTACCATATTACCATACGCAACACTGTAGTTTGTTTCTTCGCTTCCCATGACAACTTCGGGAAGAACTTTCATAACTTCTTGCGCAATAACACCAGCTTGTCTAGAACCTGTATCAGTTCTGGTGTATGTGTATCCGTTAAGTTGCTGTACCTTATCTAAAGCGTTTTCAATCTTAACAATGTCTGTTTTCAGTCTGGCGTCAGAATATGCCGTGACATTGTTCAGCATTGTCAGGTTGCCAGAGCCGTCCATCTGGAAGGCGTTGTTTGAAGCCGACCATCCACCGATACGGAACACATTGTCTGTGCCAAGCCCCATGTTTATAGCGTATGCGCTAGTACGATGGAACGACATAGAAGCAACAGTAGAAGTATTACCTCTTGCAGAGAACGAACCAGTATCATTTGCTGTGTTTACATCAGTTGCAGCAGATGTTTTACCAGTCAAAAGACCAACCATGCTTATTTCATTTATAGTAGAGGAACTAGCAGCATTTAAGAAGTATGCAGTATTGTCGCTATCGTAGAATATCGGAGCGCGAAACGAGTTTACTTCTGAAGTGTGGTCAGAATGTTTAACTAGTTCGCCGCCAGTAGCGCCACCGCCATATATTCTTGTGAGACCACTGTTACCATTTTGATAGCCAATATACATACCATCTGCGGTACCTCCTGAAGTAAGAGCATTTCTTACAACGCGCATACTAGCATAAACATCGTTAGTAGTTAAATCAAATCCAGAAGTACATCTTAAATTGTATAAAATGGATGTAGAATTACCATCAATATAGTAACCAGTATTATCACTGTCGTAGAATATGGGAGCGCGTAAATCGCCGCGCATAGACAAAATGCCATTACGAAAATCTATAAATCCAGACGTTGCATTTGGAAAAGCCCCTCCAACAGTAGGGTTATAAAACGCCATTCCATTCCATCCACTCAACGCAAAGTTGTATGTAGATAGAGATGCGCTGTCGCCTGTGCCACTAATAAAGCTGTTAGTTCCTGCGAAAGAAGGAACTCTTAACTCGGTACTAAATGTCTTAGTCCCACCGATGGTTTGGTCGCCTGTGGTATAGACACCATTAGTGACCGTGCCTGCATTACCAGTTACGCTGATTCCCCAAGTGCCAGAAGCATCACCACCTGTACGTGTTGGTACGTTTAATGATGCTCTAAAGCCAGTAGCATTATTTTTTCTGATATAGTCATCACCAGACGAATAAAAGACAGTGTCAGTTGTTGCACCGCTTGCTGCGTGGCTCATGTTAAAGTATTCGGCAAATCCATAGCGTCTAAAGTCATCGCCACTGCTGTTACGAGCAACAATTTTGCTTGCAGTCGCAGTAGTTGTGGCATCAACAGCCCAAGTAGTAGCCGCTGATCCATTGAAATTATCACCAGTTAGATATGTACCTCTTGTTAAGGTATTAGTAGTATTTGCAGTAATTGTAATATTAGCAGAACCGTTAAACGATACACCGTTAATGGTTCTAGCAGTTTGTAAAGTGGTCGCAGTTCCTGCGTTTCCAGTAATCGAGCCAGTTATCGTAGACGCAACTGTAAGTCCATTTAAGTTAGATGTAGATCCTGGATCTAGGTAAAAAGATGTATTTGCGCTATCGTAGAAGATTGGAGCACGAATATCGCTTGATGCTTGGAATACTCCCGAATCTGTAAATGTAAAAGGCACAGCGTTATACGCGCTGTTGATTATTTCCAAAGTTCCGGTTGGACCAACGCGGAAACTTTTATCAGTGTTTGTTGCGCCAGAAGCACTATTGACTAATTTAAATTGACCGCCAAATGTTGAGCCTATATCATTTGCTATTCGAACTTCGCCACCTGAAACATCTAATCTAACTACTGGCGAAGCAGTACCAATACCAACACGGTTGTTTGTTCCATCAACAAACAAAACACCGCTGTCAAAGTTTGCATTACCACTGGTTAAAGTAAAGCCAGTTCCGACTGTTGCTGTTGTTGTTACGTTAGCAAATCCAGTTATAGTCGTGTTGCCAGCAGCTAGAGTTGTAATACCTGTAACCGCACCACCTAAATTAGTTGTACCTGTTACTGATAAAGCGTGGCCAGGAGTTGTGTTGCCCACACCAACACGGTTGTTTGTTCCATCAACAAACAATACACCACTGTCAAAGTTTGCATTACCACTGGTTAAAGTAAAGCCAGTTCCGACTGTTGCTGTTGTTGTTACGTTAGCGAAACCAGTTATAGTCGTGTTGCCAGCAGCAAGAACAGTTCCTTCTTTATACAGTCTAGCCCAAGTTCCCCATGTTGTGTTGGTTCCGCTTCTATGATAAACATTATTATTAGAAGTAAAACCCAACTGATGAGATGGACCGCCTGACCAGTCGGTAGTAGTTCCATATGGTCTAAATGTCATCTCACCAAAATAAGTTCCACCATCAGATAATCCTTCTGTTGTATTTTGTTTAAAATCAAAATCAACAAGTGGTAAAGCTAAAGTTTCTGGTGTGGTTTGAGCTGCTCTAGTATCGGTAACAGTAACAGCGCCAGATGTAACTGCATTGTTTACGTTTAAGTTGCCTTCTGTTTTAGAATTTAATCTGGTAGCATAAACAGCGGTGCTGTTAGCAACAACTGTAGTATCTATTGTAAATGATGCTGCATTAACAGAAGAAGTTGCGTTTACAAATCCAGTTATAGTCGTGTTACCAAGAGCAGCAGTATTTGGAACAGTGACTGCGCCATTAACAGTAAGTGCACCAGCAACTGTTAGTGCATCAGTTGTTTTGTTATAAGTCAGACCTGCATCACCACCAAACGAACCACTATCATTAAACTGTATTTGTGTATTAGCACCACCAGGAGATCCACCTCCACCAGTAGACCAGTAAACATTACCAGACTCACCAGAAGTTAGAATTTGGCCAGCAGTACCAACACTACCGTTAGCAGATATAGTAGTTGTACCAAGTATAACATTTGCAGTAGCTGTTACTACACCACCTAAGTTAGTTGTGCCTGTTACTGATAAAGCGTGACCAGGAGTTGTGTTACCAATGCCAACTCGGTTGTTTGTACCATCAACAAATAGAACACCGCTATCAAAGTTTGCATTACCGCTTGTTAAAGTAAAGCCAGTTCCGACAACCATACTTGCAAGGTTCGCGCCAATTTCAAATGTCGCTGAGCCATTGGAAGACAATAGTTTCCTGTCGGTAAGATTGATTGCTAATTCACCTGCGGCGATGTACGAGGTGTTAGCTACGTTGCTTACGTTTGGTAGTAAGCCAGAGGTAGTAGTTCGTTTTATTTGAAATCTATTTGGCATTTGCCTATCTCCGTTTGTCAGTATCTACTGACGGATTATCTGAGTATTTACTCAGGTCTATTTATAATGATGCTTCTGTTACAGATAAAATAACGCTAGGGGTAGCAGGACAAAACGCAGTAGCAGAAAACGCTGTAATTGATATTGTATTTGAACCTTCTTCCGCAGCCCACATTAGTTGAAAGTCATTGTTTGCCTGCATAGAAACAATAAAGTTCCAAGCCGCAACAACATATGTTGTCGAATCAGTAATACTAATTCTGGTAGCAGAGTTAGGAATATCAACGTTGTTTTTTCTTGGCCAAATCCATATGTCACGAGTTTGGTTGGTCGTCGAACTAAACTGAAGCGAAAATTGATAGTTGTATAAACCAGATGCTAATGCAACTATTGCGTTGTTGCTTCCAGAATATCTACTTGCTACGGAATGGCCAGAAGCAGAATCCGTAGTATCAAACTTAATTGGATATGCGGTATTAGCAAGTACAGCAGATTGTGTCGTGGTGTCTGAAAATGAACCATAATATAGTCTGGGAGAAATAGTTGGTCTAACTAATAATTCGCCTGTGGTAGTTCCGACTACAGTTACAGCAGCAACAGAAATCGCTGGATTCGGCGCAGTTGGTTTTATTTTAGTTAGACCACCAGCCGCTGTAGTGGAAGCCCAAAGCAAATCGCCCGCACTCCAACTTTCTCCGACAGCAGCACCAGTTGTGTTTATCCCTCTTACTTTTCCAAGAGTAGTTGCTCTCCCAACTTCTCCGTTTGGAATATCATTAGTTAGAACACCGATTGTGTACAAAGGATCAAATGTAGAGTTAGCGAGTAAAGGAACACATGTGGGATTACCATTGCCATTTATACCAGAGAACTGGACTAATGTACCATTAGTTAATACTCCGCCAGTGTAATTTCTAACTTTGATATAAGATTCCAAACCAGTTTGTAATGTAGAACCGTCTTCTTGCTGAATATCTAAACAATCTTCTAGCGTATTCCAACTTAATATACCAGAATCAATAGTTAAATTTCCACCAACATAACTGTTACCACTAATATTTGCGCCAACTTCAAACACATTACTTGAATTTGAAATATACATTTTACCATCGTGTGTGTTTACCCCAATATCACCATCGGTACTTAATACGAAGGTGTTCGGGACACGACCAGCGACAGATGTTTTCTTTAGATTAGTAGCCATACATTTATTTATACTCTAAAAGAAAGCCCACCGAAGTGGGCTTTAAGTTATTCTGCGATTTTCTTATTCTTAGCTTCCAGCTTTTGTAGCTTCGCAGTTGCTTCCTCTAATTGTTTTGACATTAGATCGAGCTGGCTCTTAGTGATTAGATGTTTTGAAATCTCATCAAAAAGAGCCTGTTTAATATTCTCAATATACACATTTACAAATACAGCTTCACTCATAATAACTCCTATTTAATTTTAGAACGTACCGCCATCTAGATCAGCATAGACTACAGAAGTACCATTAGATTGTAGAACCTTGCCGTCTGCACCAACTGTTAGTTTTGATAGCGTATTACCTGCACCACCAACTAGCAAGTCGCCGAGAGCATAAGTTCCAGTTCCTGTACCACCAGAAGTTGCTGGTAGAGCAGTTGTCAAGCTCAAAGTGTTAGCAGTTAATGCAACCGAAACAGTCGAGTTAGCAGTAATGTTTACAACACTTGAGTTAGCAATCAATGCGCCAGTATTTAAGAACGATCGTAGTGTCGCGAAAGCAAAGTTTACGTTCGCAGTATCAACGGTCGTCGTTGGTTCTGGAATTTGACCAGAGAACAGCTTAAAGACACCATCAGAAGCATCGCGGAACAGACCAGAATATTTGGTTGCGCCGTCATTGAATGTACCATAGAAACCAATATCAAGTGTATCTACCGCATTGCTACGAGCCAACGAGATAATGCTATCAGTTACAGATAGGTTAGTAGTATCAACTGTGGTTAGTGTGCCATTGATATCAAGATTACCAGATAGTGTTAGGTCAGTAATCGAAAGCGAACTGTTGACGTGAATACCAGAGGTGTTTACAGTTAGAGTTGAACCAGTTGTTACACCGACCGCATCAGCTGAAACAGAAATACCGTTGGCAGCAACAACGTGAACGCCAGTTGCGTTAGCAACAAGACCGTCACCAGCTGTTACATTAATACCAGAAGCATCAACCGAAATACCGTTAGCAGCATCAGCGAATACACCACTTGTATTAGAGATAATACCATTATTTGCTACGACAGCGATTGTTACAGCACTGCCTTCTGAAGAACCTGATCCAGAAATACCAGCACCAGCTGAAATAGTAGCAACATAGTTACCAGAAGTTTGTGTACCTAGAGCAACATCACCAGATAGCTGAGAAGTAGCAACAGATAGATTTGCAGTATTAACATAAACACCAGTTGCGTTTACAGTAAGAGTACCGTCACCGCGAAGAACGTTAATACCAGAAGCGTCTACCGAGATACCATTGGCAGCATCAGCGAATACACCGCTAGAGTTAGCGATAATACCGTTATTAGCTTTAACAGCAACAGCATCAGCAGCGACATCAATACCGTTACCAGCACCAACATTGAGTGTTACGCTACCAGAAGTACCACCATCAGTTAAACCGTTTCCAGCAACAACTTCAGTAATGTCGCCCTGTTGTCCAGTGATTAAAATTGCGGTAGAGTTAGAAGAAACAGTAACACCACCAGCACCGATAAAGAATACATCATCGTTTGCGCCAACAGATGCGTCTAATTGTAGAATACCTTTGTTAGCTTCAGTATTGGCAACAGCAAGTAGGTCATAAGACACACCTTCTGATGGAGTCACCCAGTATACGTTACCAGCAGCGCCAGAAACAAGAACTTGTCCGTTGGAACCGATTGCACCGTTGGCATAGATTTGATTTGGAACTAGGTTAGCGACGATTACTTTGTCAATACCTAGTGTAGAGTTAGCGACAAGGGCTTGGTTAGCGGTTAATGTACCAGGAGCGCGTTTACCACCGATTGCGATACTACCAGTCGACCCATCTGGGTGACCTAAGAATAGTATCTCGCCATTCGAGGTATACGCTAATTCACCATTCGCAAGACCAGTAGGTGCTGCGTTGGTGGTACTACGTTTGATTTGAATTTTATTGGCCATTTTAGAATGAACCTCCGTCTAAGTTTAATTGTTCGACAACATAAGTGTCGTTGGCAGAATAATAAACTAATGTGGAATTGTTCGCAGGGGTTGATTCCACCACATCAACCAATGAATCTAATCGTGTAACTGCTGCAGTAACACCCGCAGCAGAAGTAACAGTAACAGCACCAGCCTGTGTAGATGGCGTAATTGAGCCACCAGATGCAACAACTTTTAGACTAAGAGCATTTCGATTGTTGGATTTCACTACCGTAACCATATTTAGTTATCTCGTAACTTCAGGGTTAATAGTAACAATACCTTCTACGATTCTTGAGACCACGTTTCCAGAAGAAACAAGTTCTAAATCCCAAACATATCTACCGCCAGTAATGTTCGCGCTTGTAGCAGCATTCATAGAAACAGTAATTACACCATTGGCATCACCAGTAACAGTAAACGAATTAAACGTAGTTGACGTATAGTGTTTGCGCATCTGCGAACGACCAGTAAATGTCGATAGATTAATTGGAACACCAGCATCATCTGCGACTTCAATCGTTGTCGAGAAGTCGGTTCCTTGGTCGATGAATAGATTTAGTTTAGTTGCCATAAGATAGCCTTATTGAAGTTCGCTAGTATATTGTTGTGTGTCACCATCAATTTCTGTTGTAACAATTGTTCCAACGATAGTCATAAATGATGTATCAGTAGATCTAGAGGTCGCCGCAGTCGTGGATTTTGATACTGACGCGCCAGTAGCGAATAACGTGTCATATTTAGTAGTTGTACCATAAAAAGTATTAAACGACGTCGTGGTCGCGGTCGTTTTAGAAGTAGACTTAGAGGTCGATCCAGCCGTTTCATAAACAGAAACAAACACCGTAGAGGTACTATATGCAGTTGATTTAGAGGTATCAGTAGATTTTGATGTGTTTGTTGCTCTAACAGTAATTGTTCCAGTTTCAGTTAATTTGCTTGTTTCAAAAGCTGTAGATGTTAGTACAAACTTTTTGTTTTCGTCATCAAAAGTTTCTGTAAATACTTCTGTATCATATTTGGTGGTAGTATTAAATAAAACAGTGCCGAATGTTGTTGTCGTACCATACGTAGTTGTTGTATTAAACACCGTGGTCGTATCAAAGACTGTTGTTGTTTCTTTTGAAGTTCCAGTTGCTTTTGAAGTGGACGTAGATGTAATTTTGCTAGTGTCATAGACAGACGCGAATACAGTGGCGGTAACAAAAGAAGTATTTTTAGAAGTATCAGTAAAAATAGAAGTATCAGTTGTTCTAGAAGTTACTACACCAGACGCAGTTGTTCTAGCAGTTTCGTAGATACTGTTTCTTAAGAACGACTGGTCTCCCTTAATCGTAGTGAAGATTTGTTCAGATGTTTCAAATATAGTTTGAGTATCCCCACCAATTACGTATGTTGTGGTTGTACCATATGCAGTAGTCGTCGCATATGTTGTTAATATTGTTGTATCTGTACTGCGAGCTGTACCAGTTAATGTACTTCTACTTACTTCTTTGGGAACATCGACTGGTTCGCCAGATACTGTAGTTGTTATTTCTGTAAGATAAACGGTTGTCGTAGAAACTTCATTAGAGGTACCAAATACAGTAGCGTATAGCGTTAAATACGTAGTCGTTGTATCAAAAGCTGATGTTGTTGATCTTGAGGTTCCAGTTGCGTTAGAGGTACTAGTCGCTGCGGAAGTTGTAGTTACTCTGTTAGTAGATGGCGTCGTAGCAAGAGAAGTAAGATAAGCAGTATTGGTATTGAATACAGTGGTTGTTGCATATGTTGTCAATACTGTTGTATTAGTGTCGCGAGCTGTTCCTGTTAATGTACTTCTACTTGTTGGTATTTCGTAGACTTCTGTAACTTCCTGTTCGCCATCAAAGAACGTTGTAGTAATGGTCGTATTGTATTTTGTGGTAGTAGAAACTTCATTAGAAGTTTCAAATACAGTAGTATAAACAGTATTGTAAACTGTTGTAGTATCTGTAGATTTAGATGTTAGCTGGCTTGTATCAGTTGATTTTTGTGTTTCAAAATTAGTATCATATCCAGTAACATAAAAAGTCACATACGTAGTGTTAAATGCTGTTGATGTTGAACGCGAGGTTCCGCCCGTCGTTTGTCTAACAATATAAGAATTTAACAAAAACCCGCCCATATTAGGCTCGCTTGTAGTATAGTGTTACTTTTAGTCCCTTCGCGCCACCACCAGCCACGTCGATATCCATAGTAATTTCGGCATCGTCAGCAATGCTTGTTGACGATAGAACTGCAGCAGTACCAGCAGTTGTGCTTGTTTTTTCGTTTTCGTCGATCGTTAATTTTGTACTTAAGATAGTAGAACCGTTTACATTAATATCAACTGTTGGATTTCCAGAAACAGAAGCAGTTGCTAAAGAAGCACGAGGAATTCTAGTCAGAGTCCAAGCAAATGGAGCGCGGAATGTTATTTTCGCTGTACCAGTAGTAATGGTAGTAGTTTCATCAGAAAGAGCAAGAGTTAGCGACTGTTCAATACCAAGAGCCACTGCATTCGTTGAAAGAACAATTCCGTTCGCTACATTTAATGTACCAGAAATAGTTGTGTTTCCAGTTGTAGTATTATTACCAGTTGTAACAACATTGCCAGTCGCGACGTTTCCAGAAACACTTAGCGTGCCTGTTAGCGTGGTATTACCGACAGCCATTGTATTAACAATTGTTACTGCGCCATTTACAGCAAGGGTGCTTCGTAGATTTACAGCACCACCGACGTTTGCAGTAGAAATAATATTAGCAAAACCATCGACGCTTAAATTACCCGATATGCTAGTGTTACCGATGTTTAAAATCTGTGCATTAATCGTACCAGTAAAGGTTGGAGAAGCAGAAAGAACTACTGAACCAGTACCAGTTGCAGTAGAAGTTCCCGTACCACCACGAGTGATTGGTAAAGTACCAACTGCAATAGCAGTCGCATTTACAAACAAACCACTAGAGTTAGCAATAATACCAGAGCCTGCTAGAACTGATAAAGTACCAGTTGAAGTAATTGGTCCGCCAGTTAAACCGTCGCCAGAAGCAATGTTTGTTATAGTACCAGCAGCTGCGCTAGACCAATACACATTTCCAGTTCCTGCGCCAGAAGTTAGAACTTGTCCAGCTGTACCGACACCGCCATTAGCTGTAATTCTAGTAGTACCAAATGCGACATTACCAGAAACAGTAATTGTATTTGAGAAAGTTGCGGTATTTGTAACTGTGATGCTATTTGAGAATGTAGCAAAATTAGATACGGTAATTCTATCAGAGAATGTAGCGTTAGCTTGGAAAGCGTTATTTGTGCTGGTTATTAGACCGCCACCAATAGCAACGTTACCAGAAATATTAGCAGTACCAGTTACAGTCAAAGCAGCATCAGGAGTTGTATTGTTTACACCGACTCTGTTGTTTACTGAATCAACAAACAAAGTTCCTGAGTCAAAGTTAGAGTTTCCTGAAAAGGAAGTTGGAACAGCTGCATAGTACCAGCTACTACCGTTGGCGCTGTTAGCAGCCAAAAGATAGTGAGTTGCGTTCGCAGCTGTACCAGTGTTGACGCTACTTAGCGCGTCAATAGTCATTGTGCCTTTAACAGCAAGCGAACCGACAGCAGATAATTTTGAATTACTAGCGATTACTAAGTTAGCAGAAGAAACAGTTAAGTTTCCGCCAGCTGAACCAGTCACAGTAATGTTGTTTCCGACGAAACCGTTAGCCACAAAGTAGCCACTGACCGCTGCGTTACCAGAAGCAGTATTTGATTCTACCGTAACGACCTGCACAAACGCATTCGCCATTTGGTTGGTTCTTGTCAACCAAGTCGAAAAGGTATCTGTGTTCGCGACGTTTGCGAATGTAATTGCCATTTATTTTCTCTCCGCCAGAACCGCTATGATTAGCGATTTTAACTCATTTATGTTTTGTTCTAATGAAACAACTTTGTTTTCTAACTCATCGACCTTACTAAACTTTTCGCGTCTTTTGCGATATGCTTCTAACGCTTGTACATTAGTATTTAGTACTGCTCCAGAATTCGTATCTTTTACTAAATCTGGAGCATCTTCAATTTTCAAATAATTCGTCATTTTTGCAGCGCGATAACTCGTAGGTCAGTAATTCTAGGTGGGTTATATTCATAACCTGAATCTGCTGTCAATACAATTTTAATGCTGTATTTCTTGAAGCGAACGAAGTCACCTGTCTCGGGAGCAGTTGCGCTGTAAGCAAAGTATCCTTCGTTGTTCTTGTAGTTAGCAGGAATTTCGAATTCAAACTCGCGGAAGTCATTTAGATTCTTAGGATCTGAATAAACACCTGCTGGCGTCACTTGAGTTAGTTCGATCCAAGGAAGACTATCAAAATCTCTAAAATCTTCGGCTGCTTGGAACTTACCGTAAACTACAACACCAGTGTTCTTAGGTTTGTATGCATCAACATAAACTTTAATATCTTCTGCGTCTTGACCATCAGCTAGTCCGATAACGCGAGAAACATATTTCGCATCAGCAGCACCTTCGCGAGTTGTTTCGTTTGTTGTATTAGCGTTTACTCTATTTGTAACGAGTAACATCTGCGAACCGTCAAGTCGAATAATTGGAGCGACATATTCATTCGTAGCATTTAGTACAGCTTGAACTTGTAAGGAAGAATTACCAGCCAGGATACTTCCATTGGCTTCGTTGCTATAACTTAGCAAGTATCTAGATTTATCTGCGAATGTTTTTTCTTCAGAATCAGAAATATTGAAGTAGTTAGGATCTTCTGAGAAATTAGAGCCTTCTAAGAAAGTACCACTCATTTTTAGAGTTAGTTCGCTAGTTGGCTTTTTATCAACATTTAATCTAGGAATGATAGAATGATACTCGTAGTTCTTAATTGATTCTACTGTACCATTTAGTAGTCTTACAGTTTTAGTTGTACCATTTACAATCATTTGACGATAGATTTGAATTTGATCATTCGCAGTAAATGTTTGACCCGCAACAGTATCTACTAACAGTACGTATTTTTCGCTAGTAGAATCTTCGAATCTATACATCGAAACGAACTTACCTTTTTCTGAATATGTTTCGCCAAACGCGCCAACCGAGTCAGAGCTATAAGGCATTAAACTTTGTACACGATTTACATCTTTAATTACGAGATATTCTAGATTTTCTTTATTTCTAAGAGTGACTGTACCAACAGTGTCTACGTTAAACTTAGCGCGATACAATACGAACTTAATATCTTGATTGACAAGTTCTGAGTAAGTAGAGTCTGTTTCTGAATAAAATGCTTTTTCTGTAAGCGGATTACTATTAACGATAGTGTCAGTGATTAAATCTCGTTCGCCACGAGTAGCGCCCCAGACGCCAAAGTCAGAACTTGGTGTTTGAATAGCAAAGCAATAGTTCTTAGAAGAATCCAAGAAAACCGGAGTATCAAATTCAAAAGTAGTTTCAGTAGCACCAGTGTTAGATACAGAAATAGAATCTGTCTCGAGAGTTACAGTAGATCCTGGAACAATTGAGTTTCTATCTGGTAGACCATCGGTCATTTCCATCAAAAATACTTTAACGCTAGATGCGCCTTTTCTCTTAAAGAATAAGCCAAGTTTAGTAGCATAGATACCAGTTGCCTCTCCAGGAGAAGCGACTGAAAATGCTTGAGCTAAAAACTTTAATGAATTTGTTGTTGCGGTTGGCATTTATATCTCCAGATTATATTGCTTCGTTCATAGATTGTAGACCTTTACCCATTTGAGTAGAAATATACTCAACTGAATTAGTATCTCCTCTTACAAACACATTTTGTTCTGTAGCGTTATCGCATGGTTTGCATGGTTCTAGCGAAGTGCTATTAGTAAAGCTAATTGTTTTCTCTGATGTAGCAAGAACAACCGCAGCAGAACTATAATATGTAGCTGTTACAGTAAGAGTTGTATTTGCTGGATTGCTCCAGCCAATTCCTACAGAGCGACCGCCATTACTTAATGCTTGGTTGTTTGTAATTGAAGCAGTACCGACGTTTGCTGCAGAGAAATTTGTACCAGACAAGCTTCCCGATGGAGCATTACCAACTACGCCAATAGTCACATAGCCACCAGTTACACGATTGGCTGTCATGTCACCACGGAATTCTAGGTTGACCCAGTTGACTGCTTTTGCAGTTGAAGCGTCTGACATGTAGTAGCTGTTGTTGTTTCCAGATATTACATTTAACATGGTTAGTTTTAGGTCACCATCAGATTCAAACTTAGTCAGCTGAACTGGTTTTACAACTTCAGAAACAGTACTGTTATTACCACTAACTTTTAGTTTTACATAAACTGTTTCGACCATTGAAGGGAATGTAAATGTAATATCTGATGGATTTTGTATCGAAGAATTAGCAGAACTTGGTGTTACGCAACCAGTAGAGCAATGAACGAACGACCATTCCCATGCAACAGGTGACTCTAGAGTTGAACCTTGTGGAGCAATAACACCTCTATTAGTTCTATCAATAAACGATAGAGTGTGTGAAGTTCCTTCTTCAACAACTAATGTTCCGACAACATCAAAGTCAGCAACAATTAACGGAGTCTTTGGTACTAGTGGTGGCTCGACAACTGGATTTCCTGGAACTTCTTCAACAAGAGAAACTACGAACGCGCCAAGCGATCTTGAAGAAGGAGTGGCTGGAGATACGACATCAGTCACAGACAATACGTGGTTTCCTAGCGATAGATTTCCTGGAATTGTAGCAACTGCATACAACACACCAGTTGAATCAGAATATAGAGCTTCGCCTTGTAGACCATCAACAGTTACATTTGAAGCGACTTTAGTGGTGCCATATACAATATTTCCTGGTGTTGCCAACGAAGAATAGTCGACATTATCTATGCTAATGTAATGTCTAGTCGATGGTTTTAGACCACGAGCAATTAACTTAACAGTTCTATTCATAGGATAGATATACTGTTCGTTGTATTGGGTGGTTGTAGGTGTAACCGTCATAGTTGTTACAGGATATTTTAACGACTGCTCAACGTCAGCAAATCTTGTCTTATCTAGTTCTACAACACCGCTATCGTATTTGTCATTAGGATCAATTGCGATTTCGCGAGTAGAATATTCCTGAGAAATAAACTTAGTATTTGCATCGTAGCCAACAGTTATAAAGTTCTTACTGTAGCTGATGTTATTAGCTGTATCTCTAATTACTGAAGTAGATGTACTATTCGCGTTGTTAATTTCAATCTCAACTGTTTCAGTAGAAACCATTGGGCGACCGATACCAGTTGTTGGGTCGATTACGATTGTGTGTTCGTGGTCGCCTAGTTTTGCTTGATTGTGATTATCAAATGGATCAACGAAGAAACCATTTTTGAATCGATCTACGCCATTAGTATCTGGGATATTTAACTGAGTAGCTTTTTGCTCTAAGCGAGTTAGAGTGGTAAAATACTCAAGAGAAGAAACGCGCTGGTCGATAGCAGCGATATCCTTCATTCTATAACGCTTATTAGAAATAGGCGAGATATTCATTGTGTAAGGCGCATTAATTACGTACTGCGATTCAGCAACAGTCAATGAAGGATATGGTGGAACATAAGTTGTCGCTACAACCATTTGGTCATCAGACTCTGCATTTGGCGCACGAGGAACTATTGCAGATTCACCCTCTACAACTTCAAAATTGCCTTTAGAAGTTAGAACAACAGCATCACGACGAGGTAGATAATAAGTTAGATTACATTCAAAGTTTTGACCAGGATATGGATTGTAATCAGTTGTACCTGAATTAAACAGTGTCGCTGGCGGTGGGTTGACTGTTGTTGCCGAAGCATTAGAAGTCAAGTTCGCTGTATTTGCTCGATATGGACGGAAGTCAATAGAATCGCGCAAATCAAAACGACGATTGCGTGTAGCAGAATAGTAAGAAGGAATTTCCCAAGTTCTTACATACTGAGAAGTGTTTGCACCGATGGCGTCATTTACGCTATAAGACTCAACCGAGAAGAAGCCTTTACCAAGAGTAGCGTTGGCTGCAAAGCAATCAAAGTCAACGATTAGATACGAGTTTGAGAGATTAGCAGTAGACTTAGGATATAGAACTGCGTGGTCATAGTGCGTATCGCGCTGACCAAAATCATATGTAAAGTATTGTTTGATATCGCTAACAGCTTGATTGTTGTCTGAACTCAAATCTTTAGTTTTTGAAACGCGATTAATTTTAAGCACGTCTGGAACACCAAGATTAAATCCATAAGGATGAACAATCTCGTAAGTATTAGCTGATAGACTTGTAGAGAATGCAGTATCTACAGAAAGTTGGGTTGTGTTGGCGATAGCTGTAACTTTCTTAGTTTCGCCATTTGCTTTAATATAGTTACCAACCTTGAAATCGGTACTAAATGCAGTAGAAGTACCAGTTACAGTATTTCCTGAAGTAGCAATAGTACCAGCAAGCGAACCATTGTAGAAACGGACTAGTTGATTGCGTTTAATTTCTTTGGCGATTGGGCGAGCGTTAGACTTTCTAGCGTAAGCATTAACTTTAATAGCTGTCGCGCCAGAAGCAGTAAAGTCAGGTCCAAGATCAACAGTTAAACTTTGAAGTGTCGAGTTTAGAGCGATTGTTCTGTTGCTGGTAGCCAAGCTAATAATAGAACCTTTCTCGTGGAAACGAGCATAGGTATTTGCTACAGCAGCTGCACCGTGAGCAGTTCTTGTTGTCATCGTAGTATTGCTTACGATCGAGTTTACGATTACTGCAGTATTTCCTGCTACTGTAATCTTCTCACCTACAACAAAATCGCGCTGAAAGAATGTGCTAGTTCCAGTAATAGTAGTGGTGGTCGAGTTAGCAACAGAAACAGTACCACTTAGATTTACAGTAGTTAATGCTGCACCAGTAAGAACGATATCTACTTTTTCTTCAGAGAAATCGGTGTTGTCTGAGAAGCCAAAGAACGAACCACCGTCGGTTAAGCTGATAGTTGTAGTACCATTGTTTGCTAGAGAAGCATCAATAGAAGCATTGTAATAGAACTCGGTATCAGAATCGCCTTGTTCATTTCTTAGATCTCTAACAGCACGATTTGTCAAACCAAATACGAGAGCTGTGTAGTCAGTAGCTTCTAGCTTAGGATCGACAAACCCATCAATAGTTAAGTTTACAGTTAAGCCTGTACCCGAACCGCCTGTAACAGCAGCGCCAGACAATGTTGGATTGGCAGTATATTTACCACCCTGAATTAGAGAAATAGATGTGACGTTGCCTGAAGCATTGTTTACCGTTATAAGTGCAGTCGCAGATTCACCAAGACCGCCACTTACTGTAACAATGTCACCATTTGTATATCCGCCACCGTTGGCAGAAATAGTAGCAGTGTAAACAGAGTTAGCGAGTTGCGAAACAGCAACGTCAGAAAACGCATTAGCGGTGCCTTGATAAACGATAGAACGAACTTTATTAAAGTTTTCATTTTCGTTCATCTTAACATTAAACAGATACATGTTGTATTGTGCTAATGGAGCACCTTTGTCGGCGCTGTCGGTATCATAAACTAGATTACGAATATTAGCTGTACCGATTACACTACCAGTAGCAGAGCTTGAAGAATTTAAGCTGGCAGTAATAGCATTCTGAAATGAATCATATAGATTTACCGAATCCGATTGATCTGCTGGGAAATATCCACGAAGCTCTTCAACTGTAACATAACTACCATAATTCATTGAAACGATTTGTTGTACTGGTGATTCAGTATCAACACCGCGACGAGAACTTAATACTTGGTTTGACTTAAAGTCAACAGCATTACCACGAACATATGCTTTACCAGCACCGATGTCGTAGTAGAATTCTTGAGTATTAGCCGATGGTTTCGAAGTAATGGTAAAGTCTTTTACAGTATAGTGACCTGACTCGTCATATGTACGCTGAGCCATTTCTTGACCAACTGCGCCACCAACAGAAGTGTTATTCCATCTTAGAATATTGTCTGGACCAAACTCAGCAACAGCAAAGAATACTTCAGTATTAGGAAGTGCCTCTTTTGAATAAGAAACGAAATTAGTTTCTAGTTTTAGTCGGTGCGCGCCAGGAGCTGCGCCGTTTGACAAATCAGCAGAATTATCATACAACGAAGAATCAGCAAATTCGTCTACTACTGTTTCAGTTGTTTCCATACCAACAACGATGCCATTAGCAGCAGAAGGACCACCAGCTGAAGGATTTAGAATTAGAGTTTGTGTATCTGTCTTTACGAAGAAACCTTTTTGATACACAATACCTTCTGAGATGCTTAAAGCATAAGCATTACCGACAGCAGTGTATCTGCCATCACCAGGAGTTGTAAGAACAGTTGTATTTGCTAGATTGTTGCTAAAATTAAGATTAATAGAAGAAACAGTAGTGCTTACAGCCGTGTTAGATAGCAATTGAATTGTTTCTCCAACAGTAAAGTCTTTTCTAACATTTGTAATAGTAATTTCGTTAGAAGTAGTGTTAGCAGCTGTAATTAAACCACGAGCATCAGAAGTTGTACCTCTAATTCTGCTGTTAACAGAGAAGTTGGTAGCATTAGCAACAGTAATAACTGATGTTCCGAGATATGATTTATCTTCGCCATAAATTACAATAGTTTCGCCCTCTTGGAATCCTGTAACACCGTTCCTACCAGTAGAAGTATATTTTACAAAAAACTTTGATGGGTCTGAAGTTGCAGCAAAACCAAGTTCGCCTTTTAGAATTCTAGCTTGAACGCCAGAATTAGCACCATAAAGAATTGCTCCAACATAAGAAGTATTGGAAACATTAAATGTAGTAGAATCAGGAACAGAAACGTATACAGCATCAGGAATTACTGTCGGAGCACAGCCCTTGATGATACTGCCTTGCTTAAATACACCGTCGCCAAAACGCTCAATCTGATTCTGCAGAATACTCTGTAGCTGAGTTAATTCTCTAGCCTGAACTGGGAATGATGGTCTAAACAGTACTCTATGAAACTTCTTTGTTTCATCAAAGTCGTCATAGTATGGTGCCGACGCTAGTGTTGTATTTGCAATATCAGCTGACATTAATTTGCTCCGTTAGAATCTTATTACTAATTTAACTTGTTCTTTATTTGAAGTAGAACGAGAAACTTCTTGAATGTTTTGGACATATAATATGTCACCAGAATAGATAGCTAGGTTTGCTGCAGTGTTTCCGCTAGAAGCGATTCTCTGTGCGCCATTCGCGCCCTGTAAAACTTCGCCAGACTGAAAAGTACCATTGATACCAGTCATTATCATAACAGAAGAGTTTGCAAACGCATAGCGACCAGAAGCGGTAGAAATACTACCTGTTACCACTTCACCATTCGCATAAGTTCCTGTTCCAGAACCTGTTATATTTATAGTACATAATTGATTAAATGTGTCTGCAGCATATAAAGTTCCGTTAGAATATGTTGGATTTTTTAACAAACCAACAGTTCTATAAGTCACGTCTGCGTTAAAAGTATTGGCTCCGACATATTCATCAAATAAACAATGCACGCCGAGCGCATCGCAGTATAATTCATCATAAACATCACTACCGTGTCCATTAGCTGGAGATATAATAGCTCTCAATTCACCGCCAGAACCAAGGTTTGTTCCAGCAGTTACAGTAACAGTAGCGTCTTTATAACCAGTACCATATCTAGCCATATTAACACGTGTAATGGCACCAGTTGTTGAATTCATCTCAGCATATGCAGAAGCATTACTGCCAGTT